AAAATTAATCTTAAAGCAAAAATTGGTAATCTTATTGATGTACCTTTTAGTGATGAAGAAATTGTATTTTATAATAGAGCAATGTCAACTAACGAATTTAGTGAAGTTTTAGATCTCGTAAGAGATATCTTAGCATACACTAAAGAAAATCAATCAGAATTGCTTCAACCAAAGGAAATTCCTATGGATGATCAACAAGAATCTGAGGGAGATCAAAATGACGATCCAACATCGAATGGTCATGATGATTTAGAATCAGATAACCAAGAAAATACAGACGAAAATATGAGCAACACGAACGGTGATGGTGCAGAGACTACTGAAGAAGATGAACAATCCGAAGAAGTAGTAGCTGCACCTGAACCAACTCATAGCGAAGCTGATGTTTCGGTTACTGATGAGATCTTTAGAAGTAGCGAAAAGAATCTTTTAGATGTTGACGAAAATGGTAGACAACCTTTAGTTTGTAGAGATATTCCTAAAAGCTTGAGAGAACTCGCTGTAGTTGATTACAAAGATCTTAGTAAAGCAAGAAAGGCAAGATTCGAAAGAATTAAAAGCTTCGAAGAAAGTTATTATGATGAAGCAATCGATGCATATGATAAAGCAAGATATGAAACTTATCCAAAATACATAAAAGATGTTAAGAAAAATATTCAGTTTGCTGTAAAAGAATTCGAACAAAGAAAGGCAGCAACACAATGGCAAAAAGCTTCAGTTTCAAAAACTGGTAATTTAGATGTTAACAAGTTATGGTCATACAAAACTAATGATGATATCTTCTTAAGAACTACAAGATTAGCAGATTCTAAAAATCACGGTATGATTATGATCGTCGATTATTCTGGATGAATGTCAAGTTCAATTAAATACGTATTAGATCAAGTAATTCACACTGTAATGTTTTGTAAAGCTGTAAATATTCCATTCGAAGTTTACGCATTTACATCAACTAACACTAGCTTTAATTGGGAGATGTATAAAGATGGAGATGTTGAATTAGATGATATTTCAATGCCATTACTTACTTCATCTTCTTTAAAGAAAAAAGATTTCGAAGAATCATTACAAAATCTACATATGAGAATAGAACTTGATGGTTGGACATCAGGAAACTTTATTGCTAAAGCTGAAGATTGGGGTTCTACTCCACTTAATCAAGCACTAATTATCGCTCATGATATTTGCAAAAAGTTCAAAGCTAAAAACAATGTTGAAAAGCTAAATTTAATTACATTTACTGATGGAGATTCAAATCATCTTAGAGTCATTTCAGATAAGAAAATGGAAGATATGAAGTTCGAAAGTGATGACTACTATTATAGTAATGATGGATTTAAGATTCTTATTGATGGTAAAGCAATTAAATCAGAAACAAGAAGGTTAATTACAGCAAAACTTCTACAAAATCTTAACGATACGTATGGAATTAATACGATCGGTTTCTTCATGGCAGATAATAATCACATGTGGAACTCTAAATTAGGAGATATTTGTTGGTCAGAAAATAAAATTTGGGAAGATTGGAGATCTGAAGCAAGAAAAGAATATACTAAAAATAAGTGTGTAACAGTTGAAGGTTACAGCGGTTACAATACTTACTATCTTGTGAAAGGTAATAAAAATCTTGATACAAATGCAGATGAGTTTGATGTAAACGAAGATGCAACAAAAGGTCAAATTGGTACAGCGTTTAAGAAGTACTCAAAAAGTAAGAAATTAAACAAAGTATTAATGACAAAGTTTGGAGCTGCTGTTGCCTAAACTAAAAAAAATGAAAAAAAGTGAAAAAAAGCATGTACAACAGTCCCATTATTTGGTATAATGGGTACATAAATTGATAAAGGAGTGAATATATTATGAAAGAATTGAAGATATCAACGCAGAAGATCTTGGAAGAATTATCTAAAAATTATCCAGATCAAAAGCATTTTAGGAAAAATGTAATTGAAAGTACTGCAAAAAGTATGGGTTATACAGGAAAAGATTTCTACCCCATTCTTACAAAGGAAAATAGAGTTAAGATTGGTACATACGATCTTAGCGCACTTATTCAACCATACGAATCGAATGTGGTTGATTTACCAAAAGGATCTGTTGCCAAAATGCAATCGATTGTAAACGAAGAAAAAACATTCGCGAAAGTTGATCCAACGTTCGTACCTTGGGGAGCTTATCACGATATCGTTAAAGTTATTAAATCAAATATGTTCTATCCAGTTTACATTTCTGGTTTATCAGGAAATGGTAAAACATTTATGGTAGAACAAGCATGTGCAAAACTTAATAAGGAGTTTATACGTGTTCAAATTAATCCAGAAACAGACGAAGATGATTTGCTCGGTGGTTTCAGACTTATCGATGGAGAAACAGTCTTCTCTAAAGGTCCAGTTCTCAAGGCAATGGAGAACGGTGCGATCTTACTTCTTGACGAAGTTGATAGAGCTACAAATAAAATTATGTGTCTTCAAGGTATATTGGAAGGCAAACCTGTTGTTGTTAAGAAAACAGGTGAAACAATTTCTCCTGCGAATGGCTTCAATGTTATAGCCACAGCAAACACAAAAGGTAAAGGTTCAGAAGATGGCAGATTTACTGCTGCTTCAATTATTGATGAAGCTTTCCTTGAAAGATTTACTATCGCAGTTGATCAAAAGTTTCCATCACCTTCAATCGAAACTAAGATTGTTAAAAATCACATGGAAAAGTTTGATACTAAAGATGATGATTTTGCTGAGAAGTTAGTTTCTTGGGCAGATATTATCAGAAAAACATTTTATGATGATGGTGTTGATGAAGTGATTTCAACAAGAAGGTTGTGTCACATTGTTCAATCTTTCTCCATCTTTGGAAACAAAATGAAATCGATCGATCTTTGTATCGCAAGGTTCGATGATGATACTAAAGAAGCTTTCTTAGATCTTTATTCTAAGGTAGATTCAGGTGTCAATTTTGATGAGGACAATGATGGCGAAATCTAAACCAAATTACAAGTTTAACGAGGAAGCTCTGATCAAAGAGCTTCAATCGTATATCGATTCTACATACGGAGCCCACTATGGTCAAGGTGGACTTCAATCAAGTGAAGTTATAGTTGACCGCGGACATGGTCTAGGATTTTTCCTTGGAAATGTCGACAAATATAATGCTAGGTATGGGAAAAAGGGTGGTCCTAATGATCATCGAAAGGATCTAATGAAAGTATTACACTATGCTTTGTTAGCGTTATATGAACATGATAGAATTAATCGAGGAAAATAATTATGAATATATCAAGTGAAACTATTAATATCTTAAAAAACTTTTCAGGTATTAACGCAAATTTAGTCTTTAAACCAGGCCAAGGTCTATCAACTATTTCAGAAGCCAAAACTATTATGGCAAAGGCTACTGTAACAGAAGATTTTCCAGTTGAGTTTGGAGTCTATGATCTTAGTGAATTTTTATCAGTGATGAATCTAGTTGATTCTCCTACTCTAGTGTTTGAAGATAAATCAGTCTTTATTCATGGTAGTGGTGGACAAAAAGTTAGATATTACTATTCTGAACTGGAGATTCTAACTCAACCAACTAAGGATATCACAATGCCAGAATGCGAAGTGAATTTTAATTTATCTGCAGATAATTTAGATAAAATTAAAAAAGCAGCTGCAGTTCTTGGTCATGCTGAACTAATGTTTAGTTGTGAAGGTGGAGATATTACTGCCAAAGTATTCGACGAAAAGGATGCAACAGCAAATACGTTCGATATCGATTTAGGTATCGCATCAACTGAAATTTTTAAATACGTCTTTAGCATTTCAAATCTAAAAATGCTTCATGGCGATTATGATGTTTCGATCTCTTCAAAGCTAATTTCTAATTGGAAAAATGTAAATACTCCAGTAGAATATTTTATTGCTTTAGAGAAATCATCGAAATACGGTGTATAAATAACTATGCACAGTAAAAATTCTCATATACATTATGAGGATAATATGAGGTATGCTACATGGGGTAGGTATCTCTCAATTAGTCTAACTTTGCAAAGGAGAAGAAAATGACTGAAGAAGTAATGGCACCTGAAGGTGCAGAGGGGCAAGAAGCTCCACAACTGAGTCTTCAAGACATCGCAACTATGGTACAAATCATTGATATCGTATCAAGACGTGGTGGTTTCGAAGGTCAGGAACTCGAAGCCGTTGGCGGTTTAAGGAACAGAGTAGTAGCATTCCTAAATGCTGCAGCTCCTAAAGGTGAAGCACCTGAAGGCGCAGTTCCAGAAGCACCAGCTGGTGACGATCTACCAGAACAGGTAGAAGCTGAAGAAGTTAATTAAACTTCTTAATCGTGGAGGTGAAATTCCTCCACACAATTTTTATTATATTATTAAGGAATTATATTATGGATCGCAATGAATTATCACGCTTAATCGAAGCACTTAAAAAAGGTACAGTTACAGTAACCTTTCAAAAAATTAACTCTGAAGAAATTAGAGTTATGCCTTGTACACTAAATCCAATAGTTTTAAAAGCAAACGGTGTTCAAACTGTTATTGAAAGTATCAATCCAGATACTGATGCTGTAGCATGTTGGGCACTTGATAAAGAAGCATGGAGGTCATTTAGAGTAGACACTGTACTTGGTTGGGAGGTGCTATAATGAATGAATTTCTATGGGTAGAAAAGTACAGACCACAAACAATTAAAGATTGTATTTTACCTCAAAATATTAAATCAACTTTTGAAGATATTGTTAACGGAGGTGAATTACACAATATGCTTCTGACTGGCACAGCTGGTCTTGGTAAAACAACAGTTGCAAAAGCTTTGTGCAATGAATTAAATTTGGATTATTTATTAATCAATGGTTCAGAAGAATCAGGAATAGATACTCTTAGGAATAAAATCAAACAATTCGCTTCGTCGATCTCACTCCAAGGTGGTTACAAAGTAGTCATCCTAGACGAAGCGGATTATCTTAATGCTCAATCAACACAACCAGCATTACGTGGATTTATAGAAGAATTCTCTTCAAACTGTAGATTTATATTAACGTGCAACTTTAAGAATAGAATAATCGATCCTTTACACTCACGTTGTACAACAATTGAGTTTAATATTTCTAAAGCACAATCAGCAAAGTTGTGTGTCAAATTCTTAGAAAGATGTAAATATATCTTATCAGAAGAAGGTGTACAATTCGAAGAACAAGTGTTAGCTGAATTAATTATGAAACATATGCCAGATTGGCGTAAGGTTATCAATGAACTTCAGCGTTATTCAACATCAGGAGTTATTGATTCTGGCATCTTAGTTTCATTATCAGAAATTTCGTTGAATGATTTAATGCTTCATCTCAAAGATAAAAATTTCAAAGCGATGAGGCAATGGGTAGCAAATAATATTGATTCAGAACCCGCAGCGATTTATCGTAAGATTTACGATAATATGAATGATTATATTGAACCATCATCGGTTCCGCAAGCAGTATTGATTCTTGCAGATTATCAATATAAAAATTCATTTGTTGCGGATCATGAACTTAATACAGTTGCGTGTTTAACAGAAATCATGGCAGGAGTACAATTTAAATGAGTTGGAGTATAGTAGAAGTACACTACGAAGGATTTGAAAACAAAAAGTATAGAGCAGTAAAGTATAATGATCAGATGATTATTGTTTCTGAGAGGACTTTCAACACAAGAGAATTCGCAGAAGAATATATAAGGAAACAAGAGAATGAATCCGTTTGATTATGTAAACTCTGTCACTTATACTAAAAAAGATATCATGGTAGATGATATTGCAGAAAAGGAATACGCACCGTTTATTGTTAATAAAGCTCTAGGCAACTTCCGAGATACAGTATTATATGCAA